TTTACGGTCTATTTTGACCCCAACTCCCAGATGCCTGACGGCTCGGATGCCGAGTCTTGCCTGATCACCGAGGTGACGAGCAAAAATGATTTTAGGGCTCAATACCCAGGGGCGGACGATGGCGGCAACTTCACCATGCGCGGGACGGGGGATGCGGATGCCGACTGGATAATGAAGGATGACATTCGCATTGCGGAGTGGTGGTATACCGAGCGCAAGAAGACCAAACTGCTGCTGCTTTCTGACGGGACGCAGATTTACAAAGAGGACGCGCCCGCCTCCGAGATCATGGAAGCCGCAGGAATTATGGTGGTTGCCGAGCGCGATACCCTGCGCAAGACCATCAAGTGGGCAAAACTGACCGGCATAGAGGTTCTTGAGGAACGCGACTGGGTGGGCAAATTTATCCCTGTTGTTCCTGTTTACGGCCAGCAGCTGGTGGTCGATGACAAGCGCAAGAAGTATGGTCTAGTGCGGCAGGCCAAAGACCCGCAGCGGATGTACAACTACTGGCGAACCGCTCTGACCGAGTCTGTCGCGCTTGCCCCCAAAGCGAAGTGGTTGCTTGCGGAGGGTCAAGATGAAGGCCATGAGAATGAGTGGGCGCAGGCGAATGTGAAAGCCACGCCTGTTCTGCGCTACAAACAGAAGGACATTGAGGGGCAACCCGCTCCGCAACCGACCCGCCTCCAGCCCGAGCCCCCTCCTGCGGGAATCGTTGAGGCGACAAGTGCGATCAACAATGACCTTCAGACCGTGGTCGGTATCTATGACCCTAATCAATTTGCGCAAGGAAATATGTCTGGTAAGGCTATTCGCGGCCAGCAGATGCAGATTGACCTATCGAACTTCCACTATTACGACAACCTGACCCGTTCTCTTAAACAAACCGGCAGGATCATCCTTGACCTGATCCCCAAGATTTACGACAAAGAGCGGGTTATGCGGATCATTGGGTATGACAACCAGCCGGAGATGGTGACCATCAACCAGCGGGTGGTGGACGAGATGGGCGCGGAGAAGATTCTTAACGATGTGACAGTCGGTGAATACGATGTCTTTATGGACACCGGCCCAGGCTACCAGTCCAAGCGCCAAGAGGCGGTCGAGGCTATGGTTCCGCTCCTCCAGGCGAACCCCGAACTGTTCAGCGCAGCTGGAGACTTGGTCTTCCGCAACATGGACTTTCCTGGCGCGGATGTGATTGCCGACCGCCTGGCTGCGATCAACCCAATGGCGCAGATTGACGAGAAGTCGGACATTCCGCCCCAGGCCCAGATGCAACTTATGGTCGCCCAAAAGACCATCGCTGACCTCCAACAACAGATTGCGGCCCTGACCTTGAACCTCCAGCACCAGACCGATGTTCAGGCTATGAAAGAAGAAGGCCAGACGCGCCGCAAACTCATGGATGTGACCTCAAGGGCATTTAATACCGAAACCATTAACGAGGCGAAGGTTAACCAAAATATCCTCAAATCTGTCACCGACCAAAACCGGACGGAACTCGATGCGATTACCAAACTATTGCTCAAAGGCATGGATGCGCGGGCTCTGCAGGCAGAAATTGCCCGCAGGGATATGGAGCAGGGCTCATTGGCGGAGTTTGCGGAGCAGGAAATCCATACCACCGACACGCCGTTCTTGCAGCAGGAAATGCAAATGGCCCAGGCGCCAATACAAACCAGCGAAATGCCCATGATTGATGACCAAATGCTGGCGCGGCTCCAGGCCCAACAAATGCAACCCCAACCCCTCCAGCAACCCGCCATCCCTGGCGTTCCTATGGGGCCGCGTTGACATCTATCAAGAAACAGTTTTTAATAGGCAAAACCTACCGATGGGTTCATCGGGTTAATTCTTGGAGAAATCCATGTCGGAAGCAGCAGAAGTAATCCAAGAGCCAGCCAGGAAACAGGCTGCGAATTTGGTTACGAGTGAGAATTTGGCAGATTTTCAGGCAAGAAAACTTGGTTTAGCCCAAGGGACTCCAACTGAGGCCGCAGATGCGGAGCCGGTTGTTGAGGGGAGTGAACCGGAACCTGATAAAGAGCCGGCAACAGGTGAAAAGAAGCAAAACCCGAAACTTGAGAAGCGGTTTTCGGAACTGACCAAGCAGCGCGAAGCGGCCCGCCAAGATGCGGAGCGTGAGCGCCAGGCTCGGGAGGCTCTTGAGGCGCGGTTGCAGGAATTGGAGTCGAAGGCTAATCCGCAAAAGTCGGATGAACCTGATCCAAAACCCGACCCTGCGCAATTCAATGATGCCCTCGAGTATGCGGAGGCTCTGGCCGAATGGACTGCGGACAAAAAGATGCGGGAGCGGGATCAAGCAGAACTTGCGCGGAAGGCTCAAGAGGAACAGTCTCGGATGAGACAAAAGTTCCAAGAAAGACTTGAGCAGGCCAAGAAAGAACTGCCGGATTATGAGGAAATGATTGCCTCGAGTGATGTTGCGGTTTCGCAGCCAGTCACTGACGCAATTATTGAGAGTGATGTGGGGCCGCAAGTCCTGTATTACTTGGCCGAAAATCCTGATTTTGCTCGAGGTCTGGCGGAGAAATCCATCATGGCCCAGCTGCGCGCTATCGGGCGCTTGGAGGCAAAGTTTGAGAAAACTGAAACCCCCAAGGTAAAGGAACCTGTTGCGAAGAAATCGAATGCTCCGGCGCCGATTAGCCCTTTGAAAGCGGGCGGAAATCCAGCCGATACCGGACTGGATTCCAACCGAGAATTTCATGGCACTTACGCGCAATGGAAGGCAGCGCGGGCCGCAGGGAAAATTAGGTAACGGGTAAACCCTAAAATTTGATTGGAGTGTAAAAATGGCAAATAACTTGCTAACTATCTCCATGATCACCAACGAAGCGTTGATGGTCTTGGAAAACGAACTGACCTTCACGGGTCGGGTTGACCGTAACTATGATGACCAGTTTGCGGTGGTTGGTGCAAAGATTGGTAATACAGTCAATGTCCGCCGCCCTGGCCGCTTCATTGGTACGACTGGCCCCGCCCTTAATGTTGAGGACTTTAACGAGACCTCTACGCCGGTCACCCTGTCAACCCAGTTCCATGTGGACACGCAGTTCACGACTCAGGACTTGGCCCTGTCGTTGGATATGTTCTCCGACCGCGTTCTCAAGCCAGCTATTGCTGCGATTGCCAACAAGATTGACTTTGATGGCACGAGTCTTGCGGTAGAGTCAACTGCCAACACCGTTGGAACCGCTGGTACAGTTCCATCGGACATCGCAACCTTCCTGACCGCCCAGGCTTTTCTGGATGGCGAAGGCGCGCCCCGCGATGGCAAGCGTTCCTGCGTTGTTGATCCCTTTACCGGCGCCTCGATTGTTGGCTCCTTGAAGGGTCTCTTCAACCCCACAGGTACGGTCGGCCAGCAGTACGAAAAGGGCATGATGGGTCGTGACACCATCGGCATGAACTGGTACATGGATCAGAACATTGTGTCGCACACATACGGTTCTTATCCCACGGCCACTCTTGCCACCAACACCAGCACTTTTACGGGTTCGCTGACCACCGGCTGGGCTCAGACCTCAACCATCACCATCGCTGCTGCGACCGCTAACGCCCCCCTCAAAGCGGGCGACACGATCCAGATTGCTGGTGTGTTTGCGGTCAACCCCCAGAACCGCCAGCCTTACGGTGGCAATGTCCTGCGCAACTTTGTGGTGACCTCCGATGTGACCATTTCCTCTGGCGGCTCCGCCTCGGTGACGGTCTCTCCGGCTATCATCACCGCTGGACAGTTCCAGAATGTGTCGGTGCTTTCCACCTCGGCAACTGCGGTTGTAACGCCTTTTGATAACACCGGCATCGTTTCTCCGCAGAACCTGGTGTTCCACCGCAATGCGTTCACCCTGGCAACGGCTGACCTTGAACTGCCTGACGGTGTCCATTTCGCTGGCCGCGCAAGCGACAAAGAAAATGGACTTTCGATCCGCGTTGTTCGTCAATACACGATCAACAACGACTCGATCCCGACCCGTCTGGATGTTCTTTACGGTTGGGCGCCCCTCTACCCTGAACTCGCTTGCCGAGTCGCAGCCTAACTAGGAAAGGAACCTAATCATGGCAAATCCAGGCCCAGCCTCTACCCAGACCACCAATTATCTGTTCAACGGTGACTCGACCGATGGTATTCAACTCGCGGGTTCCGCAACGGAGAAATTGGGATTTCATGGCGTTGATCCAACTGTCCAGCAAGCGGCAATCACCGCCCTTGCTAACAACGCAAGCGGTACGGCAATTG